GTTTATAGAGAAGATTATAAAATATGCTTATTCAATAATTCTCATGGTGTTGGATTTGATTTAAATGAGACAAAAGGATGGGCAAATGATATGTGGGTAAAATATGATGAAATATAATGAATTATTTTTAGAGATACACAAAAAAGCACAAAGTCTTGTTGATCAATATCCCGGCGCAATATCTTTGGTAATACGAAATAGTGTATCAACAAGTCAGGTTATACCTGAATATGAATCTACATTAGAATTATTAAATCATATAAAAGATAATGATAATGTATTAATACTTGCTTCTTGGTTATCACTTATGACTCTTGAAATGTTTAGCAGAGATGGTAGAATAAAAAATGTAATTCTATTAGATCATGATCGATCTGTTATATCTTTGGGTCAGACTATAAAAACAATGTATACAAATATGAATATTGAATATATTAGAAAGAATGTTGTCTTTAATGATATAAGCGAATATTTACCAAATAAGCAAGTGATAATCATACCATCAATAAATATGCTATTACCATTTGACGAATTATTACCAAATTTACCAAAAGATACTTTGGTATCTGTATCTGGTACCAGTAATATGAAAATGCGATATGGTAATCCAATCTATAATGCAGATGATCTTAGGTCTCAAATTACATGTCAAGATGTATTTTTTGCGAAACAATATAATAGCACATGGGATGTAAATAATCAAGGTATATTCAAATTCATTACATCAGTGGTTGTAGCAAAAATCTAAATAGGTGGTGATCTAACTATACCATGACCTTGATAGTATAAAAGGAAGTAAGATCATGGATCAATTATTGAATATTGTAAAAACAGTAGCACCATCCATCGCAACTGCATTGGGTGGGCCACTTGCTGGTATGGCAGTTCGCACTCTTTCTGAGACACTGCTGGGTAAACCAGATGGTACACCGGAAGAGCTAGCAGATGCAGCCAAAAATGCAACACCTGATCAGCTTCTAGCACTTAAGAATGCTGAAAATAATTTCAAGCTTGAGATGAAAAAGCTTGATGTTGATTTGGAAAAGATTAGCGCAGGTGATCGTGATAGCGCACGTCAGATGGCAATTCAGACCAGAGACTGGACACCACGAGCACTAGCAGGTGCAATCACCGTTGGATTTTTTGGTGTGCTAATGTATATGCTCATGTTTGGTCTACCTTCTGCTGGTGGCGGTGAGGCCATGCTTGTCATGCTAGGTACATTGGGTACTGCATGGGGTGCTGTCATATCATTCTATTTTGGTTCTTCGGCTGGGTCTAGAGCTAAGGATGAAGCTGCCGCTAATAAGCGGTAATTTACCCTAAATAGCCAAGCAGTTCGGAGGTTAGAATGGCTGTACCAACAACCCGCAAGCTATTCAGAGATTACTGCCTTCGTAGGTTAGGATATCCTGTTATTGATATCAATGTCGATGACGGTCAAACTGAAGACCGCATCGATGATGCGCTTGCATATTATCGAGACTATCATTTTGATGGTACAGAACACGTATACCTATCTTATAAGATTACTCAGTCTGATATTGATGAGAAATATATCACACTTCCGGAAGATATCAATTATGTAATTCGCATATTTGATATTGGTCGTGCCACAAGCGTATCTAATCTTTTCAATATTCGATATCAAATTCATCTTAATGACCTCTTTGACTTTTCTAGCACAACTTATGTGCCATATGTCATGGGTATGCGTCACATTGAAGAACTAGAGCAAATCTTTGTTGGTAGCAAGCCAATTCGATTCAATCGTCATAATAATAGATTGTATGTCGATATGAAATGGGACAAAGATATCAAGGTCGATGACTTTGTGATTATTGACTGCTATCGCACACTTGATTCAGCGGCATATAGTGATGTATGGTCAGATCCGTGGTTAAAGAAATATGCAACAGCTCTAATCAAAAAGCAATGGGGTGAAAACCTAAAGAAATTTGAAGGTATGAATCTACCGGGTGCAGTAAAATTTAATGGTCAGAAAATTTGGGATGAGGCTAATGATGAAATCAATACCCTTGAGAGGGAAATGAATAGCGGATATAGCTTACCTGTTATGGATATGATGAATTGATATGGCAACTAATAAATACTTCCGTAATTATAGCTACGGTAGAGAGCAAAGAGTTGAAGATGATCTGATTGTTGAGGCCATAAAAATTTATGGTGTCGATATTCAGTATATGCCTAGAACTATTTTTAATGAAATTGTGGAGTTTGGTGAAGATCCGCTATCGCAATTTAATCTTGCAGTACCAATAGAAGTTTATGTCAACAATCTTGAAAATTTTCAAGGTGAAGGTGACTTTTTAAGCAAATTCAATCTAGAAATTCGTGATCAGATTACATTGACAATGGCCCGCCGCCGTTGGGATCAAATTCGCACCGAAAAACTTTCTGACGAAGTTGGTAATATCTATCTGATAGAAACAAATTCAGATTCATATACGGCCAATACTGATAACTATCTACTAGAAACTGGTAGCGCAAATGGTTATACTGTTTCATCAACTCGCCCGCTTGAAGGTGATCTAATATACATTCCATTTATCAATAACGGTAATGGTGCAATCTATGAAATCAAATTTGTTGAGCATGAGAGAATTTTCTATCAGCACGGTAAACTATACACATATGAAATGACGTGTGAGCTATTCCGTTATAGCTCCGAACAATTCAATACTGGCAATAGCGATATTGATAATATTGAAAATAATTCTAGTCGCGATGTGTTTAGTTACAATTATATCATGGAAAATAACGATATCATGATATATGAAGATGGTGGTTATATGATTCAAGAATATCGTCTTGAAAACATTGCTCGTACTGCAAATAATGAAGTATTCCGTCTAAAATCATTTGAAGATATTGATTTTAGCGAACGCAATCCATTTAGCGAAGTGGATAGATACTAATCATGTCAATGTTTGGCTCAAGCTTCTACCATCAGACACTACGCAAATATGTCATAGTGTTTGGTAATATGTTTAATGATCTTACCGTAAGTCGTTTAGACAAAAATGGTAGCACCTTACAAACACTGGCCATACCTATTTCATACAGCCCAAAAGAAAAGTGGCTTGCAAGGACTAAAGATAATCCAGATTTGACTGCACAGCTGCAAGTTGTGCTACCAAGAATGGCATTTGAAATAACTGGTTTTGAATATGATGGATCTAGACGTTTACCGTCAATCAATAGAAATGTATCCATCAATTCAACCGGTAAATTACAATATCAAAGAATGCCAGTACCGTGGAATATCAATTTCTCACTTTATTCATATGTGAGAAATGCTGATGACGGTGTGCAAATTATGGAACAGATTCTACCATTCTTCGGACCAGAGTGGACAAATACAGTAAATCTCATACCTGAGATGGGTATCAAGCTTGATGTGCCCACAATACTCAATAGTTTGAACATTGAAGATACCTACGAAGGTGATTATGAAAATCGTAGAGCATTAGTCTATACATATAATTTTACTATGAAGTGTTGGTTTTTTGGTCCGGTTAAAACTTCAACAGATGATGGTATCATCAAGCGCACCATTCTTAATTTTCATGCGATGGATACTGGATTAAAGGCAAATACAATATATGGCATAACAGTTGATATTACAGATGAAGAAATTGAAAGATCATTGACATCATCTAGAGTGACAATTCAACCTGGCCTATTTGCAAATGGTCTCGGTACGTCAAATAGCTCGGCGTCAATAAATTATAATCTCATATCTGCAAATAGCGCATGGAAGTATGCACCTAATACATTCTTCTATCCAAGTGGTGTAAGATATGATCCAAAAACAGGGCAGGACACTTAGATATGACTGGTTTACATGATGCGCTTAATCTTCCAGCAGTACAAGAAGAAAAACTACCAGCCAAAATGGAAGAAGCTGTTTCAGAGACAGATTATCTTGATACTGATTATCAAGAGGCTAGAAGCAATTTAAAAGAAGTTATTGGTAAAGGTAAAGATGCGCTTGAAGGTTTGTTGGTATTAGCTCAGAGCAGCGATTCACCAAGAGCATATGAGGTTGTTGGTCAGCTTATCAAGACAATATCAGATGTTAGCAAAGACCTCATTGATCTGCAAAAGAAAGTCAAAGAAATTAGAGGAGAAGAACATCCTGCTAATAATCCAACAGTTGTAAATAATGCAGTATTCATTGGCAGCACGGCCGATCTGCAAGCTATCATAAATGGAAGGCCGACAGTGATTGATGGTGAGGCTGATGTCTGAAAGTTATTTGGGTAATCCAAATCTAAAAAAATCTGGAGTAAAAATTAATTATACCGAAGAACAAATTCGGGAATATCATAAGTGCGCCAAAGATCCGGAATATTTTATTAACAATTATATGAAGATTGTTAATGTCGATAGGGGTCTGATTAATTTTAATCTATATGCATATCAGCGTAAAATGGTTAAAACATTTAAGAATAACAGATTTTCTATTTGCAAGATGCCGCGTCAGTCAGGAAAATCAACTGTCGTAACTGGTTTTATATTATGGACATTGTTATTTCAAGATAATCAAAGCATTGCCATTCTTGCCAACAAGGGTAGTCTTGCTAGAGATATGCTTGCAAAAATTCAGCTTGCATATGAATATCTACCAAAATGGATTCAGCAAGGTGTTGTCATTTGGAATAAAGGTAATATTGAAGTAGAAAATGGTTCAAAGATATTGGCATCGTCTACATCTGCCAGCGCAATCCGTGGTGGATCATTTAATCTAATCTTTCTTGATGAGTTTGCATTCGTACCACATAATATCGCTGAAGATTTTTTTGCATCAGTTTATCCAACAATCAGCTCGGGTAAGACATCAAAGATTATAGTAGTATCAACACCAAACGGTCTTAATCACTATTATAAGATGTGGGTTGATGCCACAGAAAAACGTAGTGAGTATGTGCCCATTGAGGTGCATTGGAGAGATACACCCGGTCGTGATGATAAGTGGCGCGAACAAACTATTCGCAATACAAGTGAAGAACAATTCAAGCAAGAATTTGAAACTGAGTTTCTTGGTAGCACACTAACTCTTATCTCTGGTACTAAATTAAGATCAATGGCCTTTAGAGATGTACCAAAAGATGGTTGGGGTATTAGCTTACATAAAAATCCAGAACCCAAACATACATATGCGGTCATGGTTGATACGGGTCATGGTGTTGGTCTTGACTATTCTGCATTTACAATTATTGATGTGTCACAGGTACCATATCGATTAGTTGCAAAATATCGAAGTAATACTGTTGTATCATCATTTTATCCGGAGATAGTTGCAAGATATGCGAAAGCTTACAATAATGCATACATTCTTGTTGAAACCAATGATATTGGTAAAACAATCGCTGAGGTTCTTCACCGCGATCTTGAGTGCGATAATATCTTGTCCACAACACAAATGGGTCGAGCTGGGCAACAACTCAGCGCAGGGTTTTCTGGTAGGTCACAGCTTGGTGTAACAACATCAAGGTTTGTTAAATCGGTAGGTTGTGCAAGCCTCAAAGAATTAATTGAGGGTGACAAACTTATCATCGAAGATTTTGATATTATTGAAGAATTGTCTCATTTTGTCTCAAAGGGTAGTAGTTTTGAGGCCGAAGAGGGTTTCAATGATGACATGGTTATGACATTAGTTCTTTTTGGTTGGCTATCAAAACAAGCATATTTCAAAGAATTGACTGATATAGATATTAGACAGAGAATTGCCGATGAAAAATTGAGAGAAATGGATGATGATTTACTTCCTGTAGGTTTTTATGATGATGGTATGAATGACGATCCTATGTCATTAGATGGATTCAGTGACGGCCGCGATGGAATGGATCGTTGGATCCCGGTCTAATGGCTTTTTTATAAATATCGTCGATGGATAAGGCATCAGGCATCTCTAGGAGGAAATGATCATGGCATTTCAGATTTCCCCAGGCGTGAATGTAAGCGAGGTCGACCTTACTACAGTCGTACCCGCCGTTAGCACAACGGTGGGTGGTATCGCTGGTCATTTTAGCTGGGGTCCAGTTCAGCAGCGCGTTCTTATTGACAATGAAGATTCTCTGGTCACGCAATTTACCAAGCCAAATACAAATACTGCGGCAGACTTTTTCACGGCAGCAAGCTTTCTTGGTTACGGTAATAGCCTTTTTGTTGTGCGCGTAATTAATGAAGACGGTACATCAAGCAATGCTCGTAATGCTACTTCAAATGCAGCTAATACTGTAAATACCGTCATCAAGAATAGCGATGACTATGAGCTAAATTATATCAATGGTATATCAGGTGTTGGTCACTGGGTAGCTAAGTATCCTGGTGTTCTTGGTAACTCTCTGCGCGTGTCAACCTGCACAACTGCAAATGCATATACAAGTGTTCTCACTGGTACTCTTGCATTTACAAATAATAGCACGTCTGTTACAGGTGTAGGTACACAGTTTACTAATCAGATTCGCGTTGGTGACATTCTTTTGGCAGGCCCAGATAGAGTTGAGGTAAAGGTTGCTTCCGTTGGAACAGCTAATACACTTACACTTCAGTCTCGCTATGTTGGTAATACAATAGCATCACAGTCAAGCGTAAGGCGTCGTTGGGAATTCTTCAATTTCTTTGATGCGGCACCGGGCACATCTGGTTATGCATCAAAGCAAGGTGGTTCAAATGATGAGATGCATATTGTCGTAGCCGACGAGGATGGTCTGTGGTCAGGTAGAGCCAATTCTGTTGTTGAAAGATTTGCAGCAGTATCAAAGGCCTCAGATGCTCTAACGGAAGATGGTGCAACAAATTTTTATAAGAATGTAATCAATGAAAGATGTCAATATGTCTTGTGGGCCGCGCATCCAACTGGTATCACAAATGCTGGTAAGGTGGCTGCTGGTGTAAACTTTGGTGTAGGTTCACAATCAAGACCATTTAATGATTCGCTTGTAAATGGTAGAGATGGTGCATCACCTCGCTCATCTGACTATATCACAGGCTTTAACAAGTTCAATAACCCAGAAGAAGTTGATGTATCTCTGCTTCTGACAGGTGATGGTAATGTTACTAAGGCCGTGCATGTAATCAATAACATTGCTGAAGTTCGCAAGGACTGTATTGCAGTCATTTCACCGAGAAGAAGTGATGTTGTGAATAATTCGTCTTACATTGGTAAGGAGACGGATGATACAATTACATTCCGTAACCTGCTGCCGTCATCTTCATATGCGGTACTTGATAGCGGATACAAATACATCTATGACAAATACAATGATATCTATCGCTATGTGCCGCTAAATGGTGATACCGCAGGTCTGATGGTTCGCACAGATGTAGAGCGCGATCCTTGGTTTAGCCCTGCTGGATTCAATCGCGGTCAGGTAAAGAATGTTATTAAATTGTCAGTCAATCCGACAAAGACACAACGCGATCAGCTTTATAAAAATGGCATAAACCCTGTAACAACATTCCCTGGTCAGGGAACTGTGCTATTCGGTGATAAGACACTTCTTGCAAAGCCATCAGCATTCGACCGCATCAATGTACGCCGTCTATTCATCGTGCTTGAGAAGGCAATTAGCACAGCAGCCAAGTTTACGCTGTTTGAGTTCAATGATGAATTTACTCGTGCCCAGTTCCGTAACCTGGTTGAGCCATTCCTGCGTGATGTGCAAGGCCGCCGCGGCATCTACGACTTCCGCGTGGTGTGCGATGAGACTAACAATACTCCTGAGGTAATTGACCGCAATGAGTTTGTTGGTGACATCTATATCAAGCCGGCAAGATCGATCAACTTCATTCAGCTGAACTTCGTCGCGGTCCGCACCGGCGTCGAGTTTACCGAAATTGTCGGACGAGCATAAGGCGCGGTAGGAGGAGATAAGATATGCCGTTCAATGTCTCAGAGTTTTCATCGGCCGGGCTTCCACTGGGTGGGGCCCGCCCATCACTCTTTAGCGTAATTATTGACACGCCTGCTGGTGTGCCTAATGTTGGTGAAAGAGTATCATTTACTTGTCGGGCCGCTCAGATTCCTCAGAGCAGCCTTGGAGTAATTGAGCAAGCTTATTTCGGAAGACGTATTAAGATTGCTGGTACTCGCACATTTGCAAGCTGGCGAGCTGATATTCTTAATGATGAAGATTTCCAGGTAAGACATGCCATGGAAGTATGGAGCAATGCAATTAATGCTCACCAGGTCAACCTGCGTGCTGCTAATCTTGCAACTTCTGCATCATATAGAACCACAGCTACAGTGACACAATATGCAAAGACGGGTGAGGCACTACGCACATACCGCTTTGTAAACATCTTCCCGACTGAGGTTGGTGCTATCGACCTTGCTTGGGACAATGGTGAGCAGATTGAGACTTTCCCCGTTGAATTTGCGTACGACTACTGGGATCTAACTACACCTGGCAATACTGGGACGCTTGCGATATAACGGTATCCCGCAACGCGGAACTAACCGATAGGTCCGCTAAATATGGCGGACCTATTTTTTTGAGGACCTTTAATGGCTATAGAGTTATTTGGATTCCGCATTGGACGGGCTGAGGATGATGCCAAAAAGGCCGTCCAGATTCCCTCATTCGTCCCAGAGCAGAAAGATGATGGTGCAGTTGAAATTGCACCAGGTGGTGCATATGGCACATTTGTCGATCTAGAAGGTACCGCAAAGAGCGAAGCTGAACTTATCACACGCTATCGCGAAATGTCAATGAATGCTGAGGTTGAGGCCGCAGTTGATGACATTGTAAATGAAGCTCTTGTTACAGATGCTGATGCCAGTGTTGTTCGAATTGTTATGGATGACCTTAAGCAACCCGATAGAATTAAGAAGCGCATTGAAGAAGAATTTGATTATATTCTTGAGCTATTAGACTTCTCAAATATTTGCTATGAAATTTTCCGTCGTTGGTATGTTGACGGTCGTCTTTACTATCACATCATGATCGATGTCAAGAGACCTGCTGATGGTATCAAAGAACTTAGATATGTTGATCCTCGCAGAATTCGTAAGGTGCGAGTACCGCAGAAAAAAGAAAATGATGCAGCAAAGAATAAGAATCCAACAGTTCCCGCATATTCAGAATATTATCTTTATAATCCTGCAGGTCTTGCCGGTTCAGCATATTCGCAAGGTATAAAGATTTCACCGGATTCTATCTGCTATGTAAATTCTGGTCTGCTTGATAATAGAAACCGTATGGTGCTTTCTTATCTTCACAAGGCCATCAAGCCTCTCAATCAGGTAAGAATGCTTGAAGATGCGGTTGTAATTTATCGTCTTAGCCGCGCACCAGAACGTCGAATTTTCTATATTGATGTTGGTAACCTACCCAAGCCAAAAGCAGAACAATATCTGCGCGACATTATGATCAAGCATAAGAACCGTCTAGTATATGATGCCACAACAGGTGAAGTTCGTGATGACCGCAAATTCATGACAATGCTTGAAGATTTTTGGCTTCCGCGTCGTGAAGGTGCTCGTGGTACAGAAATTACAACTCTACCTGGCGGACAAAATCTTGGTGAAATGACCGACGTAGATTATTTCCGTAAGAAGCTTTATGAAGCTCTATCAGTACCTATTTCACGTCTTGATCGAAATGGTGGATTTACTCTTGGTAGATCAAATGAAATTACTCGCGATGAAATAAAATTTGCAAGATTTATCAGTCGGTTACGTCATCGCTTTACAATGCTATTTGATCATCTCATGGGTATTCAGCTAGCCCTCAAGGGTGTGATGAATCGTGAAGAATGGCTTGAGATGAGATCATATATTCGATATGATTTCCAAAAAGATAATTATTTTACAGAGCTAAAAGACCAAGAAGTCCTTTCTTCAAGATTACAGCTGCTGAATACTATTAGCCCATATGTTGGAATGTATTATACAAAAGAATGGGTGCAGAAGAATGTTCTTCGCATGTCGGATGATCAAATTAAAGAACTTGAATCTAATATGCAAATAGATAGTGCTAATCAAATGGATCAAGCAATTGCAGCTAATAAAGCTCAACCTGAAATGACACCAGATGATGAGCCACCTCAAAAGAAAAATCAAGAAAATAAAAGACCTGCACCATTTTCAGAATCATTTGATGACGGTGTAGTTTCTCTTACAGAAGATGAAAAAAATTTAGTTGAAGATATGACACAGGTATTAGAATCTGTAAATTCAAGAGAATTTATTGACACATTAACAATACTTGATCTATCAGATCCTGAACTCGATGATATGATCAATCAGGCAAAAGGGTTAAAGGGATGACTCTATCTCTAGAAGCAGCAAAGATACTTGCTGCAGCCATTAAGGCTGCACAGAATGAGGCAGATCGCGTAGAAAGCAAGCTGCTTGGAGAGATTCGTCAGATTCCACAGGGACCAGAAGGACCTCCGGGTCCATCTGGTGGTCCGCAAGGTGCTAAGGGTGATCGTGGTCCTCCTGGTATTCCTGGTTCACAGGGGCCACAAGGACCAAAGGGAGAAAGGGGTGAAAAGGGTGATCGCGGATTACCTGGACCTAAGGGTGATCGCGGCGGGCCCGGTCCTCGTGGTGAAGCTGGTCCTCCAGGGCCAGTTGGTGATGTAAGCACAGTTTCAAAGCAGCTTAATGATAGGTTTGAACAGCTTTCACAAAAGATTAGTTCTCAGACAACCCGTCTAGCCATGGTTGGTGGTGGTGGTGGTTCTGGTGAAGTCTTGCTAGAAAAGCTAGATGATGTAGATTTTAATACAGTATCAAATGCAACAAATGGACAGGCGCTTGTTTATAATTCTACTTTAAATAAATGGCAAGCTAATACAGTAGGTGGTGGCGGATCCATCACCATCAAAGAAGAAGGTTCCGTTGTAGGCAGCAGTGTAACCAGCATTGATTTTGTTGGTGCTACCGTTACTGCTTCAGGTAATTCTACTGTTGTTCAAGTTCAAAGTGTTGCTATTGGTAATAATATATCCACAACACTTCAAACCCACTCAATAATTCCAGCATCAAATAATACATTTAATATTGGTTCGGCCGGTCGTAGATTTGCTAATTTATTTCTTAGCGGTAGCACAATATTTCTTGGTAATACGACACTTAAATCAAGTGAAACTGGTCAGTTAAAGATTATTACTAAATCAGGTCAAGTAGAAAATTTAGTATCTAATGCATATCTAACTGCAACATTCCAGACAAAAGCAATCGAGCGTGCTGCTCTTGCTAATACCAATGCATCAATTTTAAATGCTAAGACCAATCTGACATCAACCAATACTGCGCTTCGCTTATTGATTGCAGATAGATTGCAGGTTGCTAATGCCGCTGCAATATATACCACTAAAGCATATGCAGCATCCAATGCATATGTAAAGCAAATTTTGGCTAATACAAACCAGTCTATTACAAATATTCGCAGTAATATTCAAGGTACCAATACAGCTCTTCGGACTTTAATTTCCGATAGACTGCAAGTTGCTAATGCTGATACAAAATATGCGGCAAATTCATTTTCTCGCATAACAATTGGTGCGAATAATATATTTGCGGATAGCAAGAATGATACTTTAACATTTATTGCCGGTGCAAATATCACACTGGCGGCAAATCCTGCTACAGATACTATTACCATCTCATCAACTGGCGGCGGCGGCGGCGGCGGAGTATCAGAAGCTACATTTAATTCTGCTCTGGCTAATACAAATGTATCTATTGCAAATGCTAAGACCAATTTGACATCAACCAATACTGCGCTTCGCTTATTGATTGCAGATAGATTACAAGTAGCTAATGCCGCTGCAATATATCAGACTAAATCAATTGAACGTGCGGCTCTTGCTAATACAAATGCATCCATTGCAAATGTTAAAACTGGTTTAACAACAACCAATACTGCACTTCGGGTTCTTATCTCAGATAGATTGCAGGTTGCAAATGCTGCCGCAATCTATCAAACAAAAAATGTAGAACGTGCAGCCCTTGCAAATACCAATGCTTTCATCAAGAGTCAGCTAGCCAATACTAATGCATCAATATTGAATGTTAAAACTGGTTTAACATCAACCAATACTGCACTTCGGGTTCTTATCTCAGATAGATTGCAAGTTGCCAACGCCGCCGCAATTTATCAAACAAAAGATATAGAACGTGCAGCATTGGCTAATACAAATGCATCCATTGCGAATGTTAAAACTGGTTTAACATCTACAAATACCGCGCTTCGAACTCTTATTTCAGATAGATTGCAGGTTGCTAATGCATCTGCACTTTATCAAACTAAAGCAATTGAACGAGCCGCATTGGCCAATACAAATGCATCTATTGCAAATGCTAAAACTAATCTGACATCAACTAATACTGCACTTCGCACACTGATTGCAGATAGACTACAGGTCGCTAATGCATCTGCGCTTTATCAAACTAAAGCAATCGAACGTGCAGCATTGGCTAATACAAATGCATCCATTGCGAATGTTAAAACTGGTTTAACATCTACAAATACCGCACTTCGTACACTAATCGCAGATCGCATTCAAGTTGCTAACGCTGAGGCTAGATATTCTACAAATACATTCTCAAGAATAACGATTGGTGCAAATAGCATTTTTGCTGATAGCAAGGGTGATACATTAACATTTGTTGCTGGCACAAATATTACTCTTGCAGCCAATCCAACAACTGATACAATCACTATCGCTTCTTCAAGTGGTGTCAACTTCGCTTCAGTTGCTAGCCATATTGTACCTGCTGCAAATGTGACCTATGATTTAGGCAGCCAGTCATATAGATTCCGCGATCTTTATCTCAGCGGCAATTCAATCAAATTAGGCGATGCCACTATCAGTTCAACCGGCACCAGTGTTCAAATAAACGACATCATCGCAGAAAGAACCTATGGCAGCAACAACAACGGCGATCCCATCATTATTATCAAAAATGCTGCCGCCGCAAATGGGCTGACCATCAATCCCAATGAATCGGGAAAGAACTTTCATTTTTTACCCAATGGTAATTTACAGTTGCCTGCAGGTGGTGGCATCGTTACTGACGCAGCATATGGCAGTAACAACAACGGCGATCCCATCATTATTATCAAAAATGCCGCCGCTGCAAATGGGTTGACCATCAATCCCAATGAATCGGGAAAGAACTTTAATTTTTTAGCCAACGGTAATTTACAGTTGCCTGTGGGCGGCGGCATTGTTGACAGCAATGGTGATAGTGTATTAGGCGGAGTAACAGAAGCTACATTTAATTCTGCTCTTGCTAATACAAATCTTGCAATTGTCAATCTGAATACAAATCTAACTGGTACAAATACTGCAATTAGAACTCTTGTATCTGATAGAC